GCCCGGTTTTTCAATAACCTGAAACGCTTCAGCAATTTCAAATAAGCCAGCATGCTTGTCGAGTCCTGATTTAAAATTGAGGTATAACTCAGTTTTAAGGTAATTAGGAACAAATCTATTTTTAATAGTAAGAGCTCCCAAAGTAACGCCTGAAATATTATGAGCGATTGCAATAGATTCTTCATTCGGATTATCAGATGTTTTTTCATTTTTAGTGGAAAGTTGTACTAAAACTGAAGCAAGATAAATCGGTCCTTTGCCTCCAGATTGAGTCTTAACCAAGGTCGGGAACATCTCCATTGAATCGTAGACGTGATTTGAGAAAAGAATAGGAACTTTAGCTTTAGCAGCTTTATAGGTTAATACTCTCATCATCGACTTAATAGCCTTGGCTCTTTGTCCTACATCAGAAGCGTCTTTACCAGCAGTTGTATCTCTAATTTCTTTAGCAGAAGCCAAATTACCCAAAGAGTCAATTGAAACAATAAACTTTAAATCAGGATTATCAGCTTTGATAACATTATCGAGGAAAGTACAGATCTGGTTACGACAATCTTCAATTGTCTCAACCGGGTAGTACTTTGTCATTGCAGGATCCATACCAACAGCCGCGGCGCCTTTTTTATCAACAGCAACTTCAGAATCCCAGATAACAGCAATATACCCTTTCTTTTGGGCATTGGCCATGATCTTATTCATAATGAGGGTTTTACCAGCCATCGAAGGACCAGAGAATCCCGTGATACGACCTACAGGTATACCTTTATACATCGAACCGCTAATGATAGCATTGAGGGCGTAAGAGCCTGTATCAATCCAATCGTCAGCGGTTGATAGTGTAGAAGCATCTAAAATTGCTGCATCGGGGTTCAGATCATCAACAGACTTAAAAATGTCTTTGAGACTGTCTAAAGGATTATTCTTTTTAGCCATATATCAATAATGAATGAAAGTTTTGGTATTGCAACTTATATTTATTAAGCCTGAAGTTAAAAAACTATTCGCAGTAGAATAAATAATATTATGCAATTTATTAATAAAAATTATAGATACAATAACGGTGTTTATCAAATTAAAAATTTACTAAATAACAAAATTTATATTGGAAGTACATTTCGTAAATGTGGTAAAGGTTTTTGGGTCAGATATAATCAATATGCAAAACATAAACATACCTATTACAATAAAAAACTTTTAAATGCTATTAACAAATACGGTATAAAGAATTTTGTTTTCGAGGTACTAGATGTAATAAACACAAAAGTTCAAGATTGTCGAGAAAGAGAGGAGTTTTATATTAAAAAATTTAATACTATTAAGAATGGTTATAATATTAAACTACAAGGTACAGGTGGCAATGGCGGAGCTAATTTAGGTAAAAAGTACCCAAAACCTTCTAAAGAGCTTATAAAACGTAGAGGTATAGGTGTTAGTAAAGCTATGAAAGGTGTTAAAAAGAGTTTAGAGCATTGTTTAGCTATCAGTAAAGCTAAAAAAGGCTGCAAACCATCTCATAGTTTAAAAGTAAAGTTATTCGATACTCAAACAGGTAAAATTTTACAATTCAGCTCTGCAACAGAAGCTAGCAAAGTTTTAGGTTGTACTATTGACCCTATTTGTAGTATAGTTAAAAATAGAAGTAAAATACTTCTAAAAAGATATACTAACTATTCATCGAACAAACGAATAACTTCTGGCGAACCTTGTGGCTGCTGAGGTGCAGGGGCTGGAACGTTAGCAAAAATTTGACGGTATTGAGCTTCAAGTTTGAAGTCAAAAGTTACGTCAACAGCTTCAGTAATATTGGCACGGTTGTAACTCCAAACAGTACCGGCATCTTTTTCAGCTAGAAACTCTTTGAAGAATAAAGGAAGGATTTGAAGCTGAAGTTGGCCTGTTTGCTGGTTAGGCATGATATGAACAACTGCAGGATTCTTAATTGCAAGAATATCTTTAGTTGTTTTGTCTTCTAATTTTTCGCCTAAGATTGTTCTACCGACTGTGTCGAAGAATACTACGATTTTGTTTTGTTCCATAAGTTTAATATATTAAGTTAGTTGTTTATAAAAATCTACTGACCCATTGCTTTTTTAGTGTAATATTTCGGATTAATAAGTACTGGAGGTAGCATATCAAACGAAGTAGCTCTTGTTGGATTAATATCCAAAGAACCGCGCCGGGAATATAAAAGTGTTACACAGCAGGAATCAACCTCTGGGCACTTCATAATTTCAGTGTAAAGCTTTTCAGCACAGAATTCATGGAACTCATTAACCTCTCTCAATGAAACAACTTGCTTAAAGATTGATTCAGGTTTAACAACACAACCTAATGTATTAATAGAGATATAAGCTGCTCCAGTATCTTTTTGCTTTGTATGGCGACAACGTGACCTTAAAGCGTTTGTAAAGAATCGATTTGCATATAACGCTTTATTTTCTTTTACATTATAACCAAAACCAGAATAATTAGCACTTTGAAACTCAAGATGATTTTTCTCTGCACTATAGTCAGTAATTTCAATACTTTCTAAATCTTTACCTAAAAAAGATTGAAGATCAATATAGCCCGACATAGGGAAGATTTCGTTAATATCGTCTCCGGATTTAAAAAATTTAACATCAACTCCAGTCTCTAAAACCTTCTCCAAGTCTGTTTTAACTTGAAGTTCGTAATTGAGAATAGCTTCTTCTAAGGAACCACCCATCTTACACATATCAAAAGTGTTGAGATAAAGTTTAGCAGACTTAGACTCAACCATATATTTTGAGTCAGAAGAATAGGTGTACTTTAAAGTACCAGCAATCGGTGCGCCGCTATTAAGAAGAAAAGTAGCTTCATGACAATGCCAGGTGTCATACCCTACAAACTCATTTCCTTTAATACCCCAACCCTCCCGGGCTAGTTCTCGGGGCATAGGGTTAAGAAGTGATGCATCATGTTTATCAGTATAAACAGCATAAGAGGCTGAAGAGCCTAAGGATTTAGAAGCGATGTCGTTTAGGTTTGTACTCATTGTTTTAAATATTTGTCAATTGTTTTCATTCTCTCTTCAACCGTACCACGAAGCTTAATTATTTTTTCTCTATTTTTAGAAGACATTTTATATGTAATAACATCTTCAAATATATTGATTATAGTGTCTCTAAATTTAAAGTCTACACTCCTCTCACCATCATCTACGAGCTTTACATCTAACGGATCAGTGTAAAAAACATAATCTAATTTATCAAATAGTAAAGTAAATACACTATTGAATGCATGCAATACATCCTCTTTTACCTTACCATTCATTACTTGATATTTTGTATAAACATATCCGTCTAAAATACATCTATCGAGCATTAAATTTTCTTCAGGTCTCATATGATTCTTAATATGCTCAGCCAAAATGTATAGCTGAGTCTCTGTGCCACCTATCTCATTAATCTTTACATCGTATGTCCGGCGAACATAACGAGTAACTTCGTCTACAAATTTATAATCTTTGTAGATTTCTTTACATTTATTCAGTAATGTAGTCTTACCAGTACTCTGCGCGCCTGTAAACGATACTCTCATAACTATCTATATTATACCCTACTTTGCAAAAAGCTACACCAGAGTTCTGTAGCTGCTTCATGAGTTATTTTAAAGATTGTATCAAGATCTAAACCTCTAACATTAAAGTTATTTCTAGCTATTATTTCACCGGCATCTAACTCCGGAATACATTTATGAATAACATTTCCGGAATATTTTGCTTTATCTTCAAAGATTCTAACCTGAGGGTCTTTTCCTTTATATTTGTCGTATCCTTCTAAATGAATTGGTGCAGGATGTAAATTATAAATTTCATACGCTTCACAAACTTCAAGCGGAATAATTCTTAACCAACCATGAAGAGTGACAAATGAACCAAACGGAATAGCTTCGATATATTCTTCTACTGTTGGTTTTTTAGGCAACCAAACAAAACGGTCACTATATTCATCAAATAGTTCAGGTTTAATTTCTAAAAACCTATCCTTAGGTTTATTGGTAATAATGACATCAGGTACACGATTAATCTTTTTTGAGATATTGTATATCTCAGAGCCGGTTTGACTAAACAAAGTTACCCAAGGTCTACTCACTTACAAAACTTTCTAAACTGAGTGACATTCCAGAATGAATCATAGATTTGTTGCTCAGTTAATTCAGCATCAATAAAGTCTACAAGCTTCACTGACCACTTCTCAGATAATCCGTATTCAGACTCGTACCTCTTACCAAGAATACCTGCAACAATCGGGTTTGAAGTATCAATAGTTTCAATATATTCGCTAAGGTAATTATCAGCATATAATGCAAACTCCCAAGGAAGAGATGCACCTAAAAGGTGATGTGGTTTATCAACATTTAATACATCATCGTCATAAAGATCGTCTAAAAGCTTAACCCGACCAACAGCGTATTTTAACCACTTGTTCTCTTCCTGCTTTTTAACAAAGCCTGGGACGTTAATCTGAGACCAGTCACAATTATCAAGATAGTAAGAGTAGTCAAATGAGATAGCAATCTTATCAACTCTCGGCGCAATATATCTATAACAATCAACGATGTCTTGGTAAGTTTTGCCTTGAACAACACCAATCTTACGACCAGGTAAATCAGAATATTTTGATAAAAAGTTATCTAAAGAAATACAGGTGTTTGCAGAATCTTCTAGAACATCAGGAATAACGTACTCAAAAGGTTTAAGCTCTTTAACCCAATAAGCAAACTGATCAGGATCAAAAGCAGTTCCAAGTTCAAAGATAGAATTATCAAGTAAAACTCTACGTCCGTATTCTACTGATTTAAAGTAAAAGTCTTTATACTTTTGGTTCTCAGGTAAGAGATGTACCAAACAATAGTCGTAGTCATTATAGCCCCAAGAGTATGGAAGCAACGATACAGGTGTTTCGTGTGATATAAGCATAGTTAAAATAATAAATCAATCCCCAAATAAATCAAATAAATCTGTTTGAACTTCTTTGCCAATTACAGGAATTCTCCATCCAATGGCTTCGTAAACAGCCTCAATCGGGGGCACAACAATTTTACCGAACATTTTATCGTAGTCGATTTTAATCTCATGAAACTCTTTTGGATACTCCCCAGCAAACGCTACAGCATCTAGCCCGTAAGGGTTTTTCATAGCATAGAAATATTTGATCTTTTGACCAGAATTAATTGACTCGTACTTAGTTTGTATGCCCATCTTTTCAAGCAGAAAATTGTAAGCCAGAGCTGCCTTAACATGACAAGGTGTACCAAGGTTAAACTTGTGAAGTGAAGCACCACCTGAATACTTTTCAAGCTCTTTTACAGCCTTACGGAAAGCTGCTTCAGATACATCGAGATTTTTAAAATGATCATAAGCTTCACGAAATACTTCATTAGTCTTTTTAACATCTTTCGATAAGAAAGCTGTATCAATAGTTTTTTTAATCAAAGCCTTAACCTCCTTAGGAGTTGTTGACCGGGCCAATTCAACACCTACATATTTGAATTTATTAGTAGGAACACCTTCTTCATCTAAGATATGAATAATGTAGCGTTTCTTCATTAAAAAAGAGCCTACATCAGCGATAGCTTCTCGTTTAAAAACAAATCGAGGATCAGCAGAGTTAAGCTCAGACTTAGCCCAGTTAATAATCTCAGTATTAAGATGCTTTTCCATCGCGTTAACGATCTTATGAGCTTCAGGTGTAATGGAGCCACCTTTAACAAGAGGTAAATTGAGTTTAGTAAGGATAGGTTGTATTGTTGTATATAGTGAGTCGGTATCACCAGCAATAATAAGAGATTCGGTAATGCCAAACTTCTCTTTAGCCCAAGCATCTACAATAGCACCGCCCGCTTTAGCAACAGCTTGACCAGTTAAAGTAATGGATGAAGCATTATCAATATCCATGAACGCTGAATGTTTGTTAGCAAACGTACCGTAAATGGAGTTAAGAAGAATCTTTAACGTATATTGAAGTGTATCGAAGTACTGAATCTTACCAATAGTTTCTTTATCTTTTTGCTTTGTCTTCTTAAGCTTAAGCATTTCATTACGTGCATGAACACGTTCGTCATAGATGCTATTAATCAAATTAGGACAAACACCTTTAAATTTTTGAGAGTATAGTACTCCAGCTTTGGATAATGAAACGTTCTCGTCAATTAAGAATTTTTTAAGTTTTGCGGTAGTAACTTTAAACATACCGCCTGACTCAAGTCTTATTTCAACCTCTTTATCTGATTCAGGATCACCTGTAACTATTTTACCTAGCTTAGTTTCAGACCCAATATTAAGAGTAATAATAGTATTAGGGTACAGAGAGTTAACGTCAAAACTAACGATGGCTTCTTTAAGGCCTCTTTCAGGGTCCCGTACATAGCCACCTTCCAAAGATTCTCTTGTTATTTCATTTTTAAATGTGGGAATAACATATCCTTGCTTCTGTGCCTGAAGGGTCATCGCTCCTGTTACAATTGAGACTTTACCTAGAGCTCTTTCGAAGTTAGTGCAGCCCTTATAAGACAGCAAACGGATAATTTTTAAGTAATTAAGCTTTTCTTCAAGCTTGCGCAATAGATCAACGTCCTGAATATTATAGTCAACAAATTGATCCCAATCCTGATCGGCTAGACCTGAAAGTGATGTAGCATTATAAGCGAGTTTACCTTCCCCAAGTTCGTATTCACAAATATAGTTTAAAGAGAACGACTCACGATCTCCTTTAGAATATGTCTTATAAATTTCCATGTAGTCTAAACAGCTTACCCCTGTTATGTACCACCGACCCATCTCTTTACCAAACTTAGCAAAGTTCTCTCTATAGTGTACTTGTCCTACGGGAGATAACTGACGAATAAAGTCTTCGCCAAGCAAATTCTTAGCCCGATTAATAATATAGGGAACGTCGAACTGCTCAGTGTTCCAGCCAGTCAAAATATCGGGCGGGTCTTTCTTCCAGAAGTTAACAAACTTCTCAAACATTTCATCCTCTGTCTTACATTTGTAGTATGTAACATTTGAGAGTTTTGGTTTGTAATCATTTCTAAGACCCCAGGTATAGATTTTATCGTCTAATGTATCGTAAATCGTAATAAGGTTGACCGGGTCTTTAGCAAATTTAGGAATAGGGAAAGCACCTGGTGAATACGTTTCAATATCTATAAAGTAAACTTTAAGAGGGAATTGTGAGAACTCTGCTTTATGGACCTCTTCTTTAAACCTGTCTACTAAGAATTGTTGGTCAATAGGTAAGTTACCAAACAACCTCGGATTCTTAGTTTCTTGTACAAATTTATTACGCTCAAAGCCGTTCTTAAAGTAATGCTTCTTTAAAGGGGTTTTAAAGATAGAAGTAGCATCTTTACTATCTTTCTGTTCTGTAAAGAGATATGGTGTATAAGGAACCTCTGTATCAATTCTTGCACCGTCATCAGTCCAAGTTCTAAGATATACAGTTCCCTCTCGTGGGTTATATGATGCGTTCCTATACACTACTACCTATTGTATTATGATTTAGGATTGCTCTCAAGCAAATATTTTCTATCAGGTGATCCGTAAGGTGTAAAATATGCCTCATGATGTTTCATGAGATTTTTTTCATCTTCAAGCCAGAAGTTATCGGCATAAGCTCGAGCTTTCTTACAATAATCGGCATAGGTATGCTGATTTTTAGTAGCAGTTTTAATACAATCGATAAACTCATTAGCGTTTGAGTATTTGAGTTTGGCATCTTTGTACGTAACCATATTAGGACAGATACAAGGTATACCTAAAGCCGCGGCTTCAAGAAGTTTAATATTAGATTTAGCTCTATTAAAGTTATTATCTTGAAGAGCAGCAAAAGTTACTTGTGTATCTGAAGCAGCCATAGTTCCGGGAAATTCTGGAAGAGGGGCCCACTCTTTAAACTCAATTTCACCTCTATCAATAAACGGTTTAAGTGGTAACGGATAACAACCATAAAAGCGCCATTTAAAATCTTTTCTAGTCTTAATAATTGCAGGTACTACCATTTCAAAGTCATCTTTTTGACCTGTGCGGTTAGTTACATCAACATGTGTACCTGAAGCAAAAATTGATACAATAGGTTTCTTTTTATTTTTCTCGAAATTTTTAACGAGTTTGTCAAGATTGTAGTAACGATCAAACCACCAGCGAAGAAGATAATTAGGAATAACAGTTGTTTTCTTTACACCCATCTTTTCGTTAAAGTAATCTTTCATAAAGTCACAAGTGACTGTAACCTCGTCGCACATATCGAGAATCTCTAAAATAGAGTTACGGATCTCATCAGCAACAAATGCGTCTTTATTACGATTAAAATCGGGAATATCTTCTCTAAAGACGATGTCGTCAATTTCGTAAATGATTTTAAAACCGTCTTTACCCATTTGACGAGAAATTTCTTTTAGCATCTTAACAAAGTCTCTTTGAATTGGTGTTGCCTGACGTTGTATTTTAATTGCTTTAACGCCAGCATAAAATCTCGGATCAAGAACCATCGTGGTAAGTTCCAATAGCACAGCTTTTTGATAGAGATTAAGCATTAAGTTTGGTGCCATACACCTATAAAATGAACATCCACCGTAATCTGCTAGATAGTTAATAGCTCTTGGTAAACCTTGACCTGGAATTTCTGGTGGCGGTAATACCCCTCCACCTTGAATTGGTAAAACTTGTGTAGTGGATGGAATAAAAGGCGGTAAACCAATAGGGGCGCCCATTAAGTGTTGTATACCGGATTGCTGAACAATGAACTGTGACATAAAGTTATTCTAATAAATAGGTAAAATTGTTGCGCTTTTCCAGAAATATTGTGTTATCAATTTTTTCTGTGATGGTAGTACCGCGATGGGTAATGATATAGCAGTTCTCTTTATGCTTCTGAGCACGTTCACGAAGTATATCTAAAACAAGCTCAACCCCTTTATCATCAAGAGAAGAGTCTAAAAGCTCGTCATAGAAGATCGTTGAAAAGTGAACATCTCCTTGCATTCTACGAATATCTAAAAACGAAAAAAGACAAGCTAAATCTATTCGCTTACGCTCACCACCTGAAAAATTAAAGTAAGATTTATGTTCGCTTTTTTCGTCAGTAATTTGCTCATCAAAGAACTCATCAAACTGGCACAAGCAGTTAGCATGAAGTTTATCGAGGTAATAGGCCATTCTACCGTTAAGAACAGCTAAGATTTTTTTAACAATATATGACTTAACACCTTCTTCGGATACTACAAATTTAACACACTCAAGTATAGAGCAATCTTTATCAAGCTTTTCAAGGCCTTCTTTACCTGTCTTAAGTTTTTGTTCTAGCTCTTTTACAACGTTTTCTAAAGCTTCATTAGTCTGCTTTTTAACAGCTTCAATTTCTTTTAAGAGTTCTTGAATAGAATCGTTAATAAGCCCGATCTTTGTCTCGGTGTTTTTATTATTGCTGAGAACATCTTTCACGACACTTTTCTTATCCTGAACATCTTTAATTTCTTTTTCTTTTTTACCTTGAGATGTGTTTACTTTATCGAGTTCTTTTTGTGCAGCATTTAATTCTTTAGTAAGATCTTTTAGCTTACTATTGAGCTCTTTTTTATTAGTTTCTTTATGCTTGAGATCGTCGTCAGAATACGCTCTATTACAAGTGGTACAAATAGCACCAACCTTTTCAATACCTTTTAATTGTCCCTCGATATGACTAATCTTACTTTTAACATCTGCTAGTACTTGATAAGCAGTCTTGTACTGATTTTGTATCTCTTTTAACTCTTCATTGCATTGCTTAATTTTGATATCAAGCTTCTCTAGAACATCATCAGGAAGCTCTTTAATAGATTTTTTGAGTTCTTCGACTTTAACTTTACTTTCATCAATACGTTTTACTAAGCCTTCAATCTTTAGCTTTTTTTGCTCTTCAAAGGTGTCAAGCTGCTCTTTATTAAACTTGTACCCTTTTTCAATTCCTTCTACTTTAGTAAAGAGTACTTCGTAATCCTTCTTTAAGATATTATGCTCTTCTCTGGCCTTAGAAAGCATTTCAGAAAAAATTTCAAGACTAAGAATACTTTCGATAAATTTTCTCTTATCAATCTTAGACTGAGCCATAAAAGGCACCGTATTATTGATTGTCATGATGACAGAGTTTTGGAAAATCTTGCCATTAGACATAATGAGTTTTTGAATATACTCATTTGTCTTAGCCATCGTAGAACGAGTTATATCTTCACCGTTCTTAGTTATATAACATTTAGTAGGATTAATGGTTCTTGTGATACGGTACTGGGACAAACCGTTTCCGTTTTCAATATCAATATCTAGTACCACTTCACACTTTTTCTTAGAGAAAGAGTTAACTATGAGGTCTTTTGATAGCTCTCTAATTGTTGTTCCGAACAAAGCAAAATACAAAGCATCAGCTATAGTAGACTTTCCTACGCCGTTCTTAGAATCTTCTTTATCATAATTTGTTCCGGTAATGACATTAACACCGCCCTGGAAGTTAATTGTCACTGGTACTTCTCCAACAGAGAGGAAGTTCTTGATAGATAGAGTTTTAAAATTTACTAAACGCACTCCCTATAGTATAGAGGTAAACATACTTTAATCTACTAATTGTTTAATAATGTGGTAGATACATGTCTATATGTTCATTTTTAATTTGAGGGTTTAACATGAAGACATAACCAATAACATTACTCGAAGTATGTATTATTTCTTCGCATAAAGATAAACAAATACCATCTGTTATTACATCCAACGCAAATTTTTCTTTGTTAGAATACTGTAAATGATTATGTACTGCATTTTTATCTTTACTTCGAAAAATATTTTCATTAAAAATAAGATTAGGGTAACGTAATTTTATTTCATTTAATAAAAGTTCTTCGTCTGTAGCTACAAATATATTTTTATAGGTATTGGTTTCAAGCTTTTTATCAATAAACTGACAATAATAATCAACATTTAAAAATTGACGATGACGAGTGCAGTCCGTACCTCTTATATGTACACCAATTGTTGATTTCGGAATAATTTTTTTACTTTCTTCTTTTAAAGAATTAAAAATTGTATTATCAAAATATTTGTAGAATTTTAAAACTTCATGATATTTTATGAAAATTGATCTATCCATAACTGGTGCCCAAAGATTACCAAATTGAGCTGCATATATAGTATTTTGAAATGCTTCTAAAGGTTTATTTGTAAAAAAATATTTTTCAAAAATATTAGAATCATCATTTTGATATCTCATATTTTTCCATATCACATTAAAATCTGTTATTTTATTATCATAAAAATATTGTAAACCAGAAGTAATTAAATTAAAATCAGAAAAAAAGCCTGATTGACAGTTTTGTATTAAAAGGTGATTGTTCATTTTAGTTTTGTAAAAACATGCTGTATACCTTTTTCCAGGCCAATATAGTCATCTATTAAAGGGGTATAAGTTCCACAATAATTTTGATCGAGATATTTATTTTCAATAATAATATTGCTTTTGAATTTATCAAGTTTATTAATTAAATGCGCTATTTCAGATAATGAATATGTTTTATTATATGTACAGTTTATTTCTTTTGGTAAAACGTTTTTAGTAATATAATATTCAACTAATTTAATAAGATCTTTCATATAAAAAAAATCCATTTTTTTATCGCAATGTATTGTTATTGGTTGTTTGTTAATATAATTAAATAAGTTTGTCTTTATAAATCTTGTTGATAATTCATTTTCATCAAAAACATTAAAAATTCTTATATTATAAAAATTTTCTTTTTCTAATATTGATTTTTGAATTATTAATTTGCTTAATCCGTATGGTTCTGTTTTTGCGTATAACTCTGCTCCTGAACCAAAATGTATAAATTTATTATAACTATTTTTACACTGTAACAAATTATAATACATTATTAAATTGGTGTCTAATACATTCCAATTATCTTTTTTAAGACGGCTCCCACCTATTATTGCACAATGTATTACAACATCATAAAATTTATCTTTAAAGAAATTAAAAACATTTTTATTGTTAGTTAAGTCAACATCCCGTCTTGTTAAAGCAGTTGTATTGTATTTTGTAGTTAAATAATTGTATAGAGTTTTTCCTATATAACCGTTACCGCCTGTAATTAATATTTTCATTATTAATACTTAGTTTTAACTTTGTTTAGTACATGCATAGATACTATCGCCTTGAAAAGTTGATACTAAATTATAACCTAACTGATCAATTAGTAAACTGTTAATTTCAGTCACAGAAATATTATACCGCTGCATCCAGGGAATACAATGCTCCATAACAATTACAGGTTTATATTTTTTTATAGTCTCAATACCGCCAAGTAGTGCAAAATATTCTTGTCCCTCTATGTCAAGAAAAATTAAATTACAATCAGTAAGTCCGAGATCGTCAATCATTAGCACAGGGGTTTCACCTGTTCCATCAACGTAAAACGCGCCGTTATCGTTGGAAAATAAATTGTTTAAACATACTGTTCCCCGTTTATTGCCTAAGCATGCTTGATATTTAAATACATTAGAACTTGTTACATTTATTGTAAGACAATAAAAATTTAAAGGTTCTGGTTCAAAGGTATATACACTTTTAAATTTTTTAGCTAGTGGTGCTACCATTAAACCGCCATTTCCACCAGCTTGAATAGCTACATTTGTTTGTTTTAAATAAGGGGTAATTTTATTATGTATATCTAAAGCCCCTGTAACTGCTTGCCATGTATAATCGCCATTCACCGGCCAATGCCATCCGTTTTCTTTAATTGTTAAGAATTGTTTCATAGTGCATTATTGTTTTAGTAAGTCCATCATCTAAATTAATTTTAGGATACCATTTATTATTAGACTGTTTAATTAGTTTGGAACTATCCCCGCAAATATAATTTGGAAATTTTTCTCTATCAAAATTTTTATTAAAAGCGATTGAAGAGTTATTTTTACATAATTTTTGTATTTTATTAATAATAGTTTTTATTTCATATTGCTTACCTGAACATATATTATAAACACCGACAAATTTATTTTCAAAAATATTTACTAATCCGTCAACAAAATCATCTATATATAAATAATCTATAATTGAATTACAAGAGTTTAATTCGATTTTTTCATTTTTTAAACAACTTATAATAGTTTTTGGTATTAGTCTTGTCGCAACATCGTGCGGGCCGTACGTATAAAAAGGTCGTACCCAAGACCATAAAATATCATGTTTTTTGCAAAAAATATTGGAAAGCATTTTAAATGAAAATTTCGAAACACCATAAAAACTAATTGGATGTTCTATAAAATTTTCATTTATTTGATCATTATAATTTCCATATTCAGCAGCACTACCTATGCATATAAAATGTATATTTTTAAGACTTGAGATCGTATCTAATAATTTTAAGCTGTTTGTAACATTATTAAACTGCTTTTTATCATTAATATCTGTATAACTGTTGCCACCATCCCATGCACAATGTATAACTACATTTGGTTTAAACGTTGTAATGTCTTTTGTTAATGTATCAATATCTTGAATATTACATTGTTTATTTTTATAACAAGAAATATTTGTAGTATTACGAGAAATAGCTAATATATCATGTTTCTTATTAAGACAAGCTTTAGCAAGATTGGATCCAATAAATCCATTAGCTCCTGTTACCAAAACTTTCACTTATCTTTTAATAGCTGATGGATTAACCGTAATTGGTGTTACACTATGATTATTATTATTATAATAATCTTTATCTAATTCATATTTCCATTTTTCATTACCTAATAATTTTTCAAGTTCCTCTTCTTTTATTTCATAGAAGTTTTCTTGAGTTGGAAACTGACCGTTACGGACTTCATTAGCATAATCTGTTAACGCTTGTGTCATAATTTTACCAGCTTCACAATAACGTTTAACAAATTTAGACTTAAATTCCCAGAATAATCCCATTAAATCATGAAATATAACTAATTGTCCGTCTACTTCATCCCCAGCACCAATACCGTAAACGGGTATATTTAGTTCTCGTGCTATCATTCCTGCTGGTTCTTTTGGCATAGCTTCTAATAAAAGAGCGGAACAACCAGCTTCTTGTAATTTAAGGGCCTGATTTAAAACAATTTCAGCTTGAGCAGCAGTTTTACCTTGTACTTTATATCCGCCTAATTTAGCGCGAGTATGAGGGGTAAGCCCTAAATGACTCATTACCATAATACCTGAATTAACTATTGCTTTAACCCTATCAACCATTGCGCCTTCCACTTTTACCATATCACAACCAGCTACAATAAAACGACCTGCATTTTCGATAGCTACTTGATCAGAGGGTTGATATGACATGTAAGGCATATCACCGATTAAGAAAGCATTTTCATTACCTTTACTTACTGCTTCACATGACCGGATCATATCATCCATTGTCACAGGTATAGTTGTTTTATGTCCAAGTGTTGTCATACCTAATGAATCCCCTACAAGAATGCCATCAACACCGGCGGCATCTGCTATTCTAGCTTGTGGGTAGTCATAAGCAGTTACGATTACTGTTTTAATTCCTTTAAGCTTGTTTTGATTAAGGGTCAATATTGTTTTTTTGGTTTTGTTATCTGCAGGCATAAAACTATTTAACTATTTGTTTAAATTTATCCATCCTTGAGTATTGTCTCTTCTGGGTAGTGTTTTAACGATCATATTTTTATTAATTTCGGCATCTGACAAATATGGAGACATATCTTCAAGGGGGTTTCCAAATTCTAATTTAGGTATTAATTTTTGTTCTTTGTCTATAATGACATTAACAAGTATACTACCTTCTTTTTGAATGGCAAATTCTATAATTTCCTTGTAATTTTCTTTATTAGCTTCTATTGCTGATATACCATATGCTTTAGCAACATCAACAAAGTTAGGTGCTGTATAATCTTTTTCTTCCGTAGCTGTATATCTTGAACCAAAATAAGCGTCCTGAAACTGCTTGATAATACCGTAACAATTATTATTCATAATAAAAATTTTAATAGGTAAGTTATAATGTTTTACAGTTTGTAATTCTTGAATATTCATCTGAAAACCGCCATCTCCGTCAATACAAATTACTGGTTTATCGTTGCCTATAGCTGCTCCTATAGCAGCTGGAAGCCCGTACCCCATAGATGAATTACCAAAATTAGAAAATAGACGTTGTTGAGCTTTTGGTTTAATAGATTGCATAGTCCAAACTAAATTACCACCTTCATCGGGTATAACTATAGCATTAGACGGAAGATGTTTATTAAGTTCTTGTAAAAATTCATAAGATGTTAATACATCTTCTTTTAAGGGACGATTATCTAATTGAAGTTCCTTATAATTTTTAATGTAGTTTTCCCACGATTTTGATATTTTAACTACAGGGGAGGTTAATAACCAACTTTCAATAAACCAACTTGCATCACTTACTATTGGTAAGTCAATTTTAACTCCGCGATCTTTATAAACTTCATTACGGTCAATATCAACCATAACTTTAAAAGATTCTCTAGAAAAAGTTTCTAAATTACCGCCTGTTTGTCTTGTATCTAATCTTGAGCCTATCGATATTAATAAATCACAATTTTGAATAGCAAAATTACCGCTTCTACTACCATATACACCAATATCACCTACAAATAGAGGATGATCTTGAGATATAATATCAATTCCGCCCCATGATGCTACAAAAGGTATATTAAGTTTTTCGATTAATGTCTTTATAGAATTTTGTGCACCGCTTAGTCTTACACCATGACCTACTAATATTAAAGGTCGTTCACTTAAAGCTACTTTTTCATTTAATAAATTAATTTCAGCATCTAAATTATTATTTTCTTGTTTATTAATAAATTGTTTATCAGTAATTTGTATTTCACTATTTTGAATATCAACTGGTAGATCTAAAAGAACAGGGCCTTTTCTGCCTGAAACTGCATGTGTTAATGCTTCAATAAGGTCTTGTTCTATATTTTCAGGTGTTACTACTTTTTTACAAAATTTTGTAAAATGTTTAAAGGATTCAACTATAGGTGTTTCCTGAAAGCCTACTTGTCTAGGGGTTGTACTAACCGATACTACGGATTCATAAGTACTAACTTGACCTGTTAAAAATATACAAGGAATCGACTCATACCAGCAACCACAAATGCCGTTTAATAAATTTTGAGCACCTGGACCGCTAGTGCTTAAAACTGCAGCTATTTGATTAGTTGTTCTGTAGTACGATTCGGCCGCCATTGCAGCAGATTGTTCGTGTTGAAAACAATAATATTTTGCTTTATCATTTCTACCAATATAGTCGACCATTGGTGCAATAGCACCACCTGTAACAAGAAAAAATGTATTAATATTATTTTCGATTAAAAAATCGATTATATATTCTAAAACTTTTTTATTTACCATATAAATCTTGCTTTATAGTACTCAACAATATTAGATAATTCTGTATTAAAATCAACTATCGGTGTCCAACCTAGTTTTTTTATCTTAGAATCATCTAATGCATATCTAATGTCTTCTCCTGGTCTTACAACTGAAAAGTCAACAAACTCTTGTACATTATTAGCACTATATTTTTTATCAAAAAAAGTAGAAATAACTTTAGTTGCAGTATCAATATTTTTTTGTTCAAATCCTCCAGCTACATTATAAATTTCTCCAATAGTTCCTTTTTCTATTAAAGTTATTACTGCTCGGGCTGTATCTTCAGCATGAAGCCAATTACGGAAAGATTCACCATTATTATGTAAAGGTATTTTACGTCCTAATGTTAAATATTTTATTGATTTAGGTATAAGTTTTTCCACGTATTGACCAATACCGTAATTATTTGTAGGTCGCAAAATCATATAGGGCACTTGGTGTGTTCTACCCCAGGCAGTTATTAGCATATCAGCTGCAGCTTTTGTTGCTGAATATGGGTTACTCGGTTTAAGCAAGTCTTGTTCGGTATGAGAGCCTTTATCTATATCTCCATAAACTTCATCAGTACTAAAATGTATAAGGGTAGGTTTACCGGAATTTTCCCCTCTAAAGTTTTTTATAAGTTCTAAAATATTATGTACACCGTCTATATTACTTTTAACAAATTCCTGACTACTAACTATAGAGTTTCCTACATGTGTTTCAGCAGCTGTATTAATAACGTAATCACAGTCGTATAAGAATTTTAAATCATTAATATCGCAATGTACAAATGAAAAGTTTTTATGTTTTTGAAATTCTTTTAATAGTTCTTTATTAGCAGCATATGTTATCTTATCTACTCCTTTAACATACCAGCCTTTTAATAAACATAGTTTAGTTACATATGAACCTATAAATCCTAAACATCCTGTAATGTATACAATTTTTTTCACTGTTATACTTAAAAAAATTATTATAGCCTATCAACTATATAGTTGCTACTGATATCCAATCACTTGAAAAAGATGATGGTTCGGGGTCAAACCAATTTTTGGGATATATTACTTGTTTATTGGTGTTTTTATTTAAAAGAGCTGCCCAAAAACTAAAACAACTATTAGCAATAATATTGTGATCACACATTGACATTAAACACATATCGGTATTAAAACTATTGTTTATTATATAATATGTATCCCATACAGGTTGAAAAGTTTTTAAAAAAGAGGCTACTTCAGTTTTGCAAAATTCCGTATCGTCAGAAAAAAGTAAAAGACAATGTATATCAGGATTAAAAAAAGATAATGCTTCTCGATAATAATTTAACGTTAAACAATAAGAAGCGTGGGTTAGATAATCTGTTCGACGAAAATGTAAAGATACTATTTGTTTATTAGTAGTTTTAAGTTGTTTAATAAGATTTTGAGCTGCTTGTAAATATTGAGATTTAAATTTAAAAAGATTATTTTGAATTTGTTCTGCATTATTAAAATAAATACGATGACCATTATCTAATCTTCCAACAATCTTATAATTTATATTTTGACTAAGTTTATGAATACTTAACTTTTCTACATTAGGAAAATATTTTGCAAATTCTTCAATTTCAATAATTTTAAAGTTATTTGTATCATCTAGAAGAGTAAAAGGATATTCAAATGCATCTAGTATCATTTGTTGACCAGTACCTGCATTTAATTTATTTCTTTCTATAGCTAATGTGTGACCTGTTTCTTTTGCAGCAGTGTATATAGCTGCAAAATTGTTCATTTGAGAACCGAGTCTTTCACCAAAAAGGCCTATTGAATCTAAACATATATAGCTCATTTTACAAATATTTTTTAAAATACTTTTTAAATACTTCCTCTCTTTCCACATTAGAACAACCTGTTAGATGCGCTAAAAAACAATCTTCATTCCATGGAGAGACTATACCGGTTCTATTATTATCATTTTTCCATGTTTGAGTCTGTATTAAACAATCCGGACATGCATTTAAATATCTATGCGGTAAAATTTTCATTACACTTTTTAAAAGGGTTGTATTGTATATTGTGTTTAATGTTGCTAATTCAACACAAATATGATCAAGAAAGTACTTACTTGTTTGTATAAACAAATTATATAATTGCTCAATTTCTGGGAAAGGTGTTCTTTTAATAATAAAATTACCTGTTGTAAATTCTTTATTTGTACCTTCTGGTACCATCCAGTTATAAGAAGCAAAAAAGCAATGTTGATCATCTATAAAATCTTCAATTTTATATTCTTGATTAGTAATAATGCTATCAGCATCTAACCACATAACATTATCATAATATTTTAATTGTTCGAAACACGCAACAACTCGAAGAAATCCAACATGCTTTAACCCTTCTTCGAAATTAAATTCAGGTTTAGCGGGCCATGTTCTTTTTACTAAAATGTCATAACCATATTTTTGACACCATTTAAATTTGGAAGGGAGGGTTAAGTTTAAAGCGTCCCAAATACTACTTTCACCTCCAGTTATTACTAATGTTCTCATTTGAAAAATGAATTAACCTTTTCTTCAATATAGTCAAGTTGGACATCAGTAATAACCGGGCTTGTACCTAAAAAGAATGTATCTGTTGTAACCTTACGGGCGTTAGGGTATTTTGAAATAATTTCTGCAGTATCCATCAAACCAGTATACGCAGGTTGCAGCATAATATTACCTGCAAAATAAGGACGTGTTTGAATTTTATTAAGTTCTAAAAACTCTACTATATCTTTTCGTTTAAAAAAGGATTCTTCTTTTATAGTCAAAGCAAATGCAAACCAATTAGGGTCGCTATTAGGTGTAGCTTCAGGTAATATAAAGTGCTGCTCGTATTGTTTAAAAATATTATATAAGCGTTTATGGTTGTGTTTTCTTTTAGTAGCTATAATGTCTAATTTTTTAATTTGCTCGATGCCCATTGCAGCTTGTACTTCAATAGGTTTTAAATTATAACCTATTTCATCATATACGTATTTGTGATCAAATATTTCGTCAGGCAGAGACGGCAACCAATTAGAAAATCTATTACCACATGTTCCGTTTTTTAAAAGATTAGCTTTTAAACCTACACAATAACAACCTCTGCCCCACTCGCGAAAACTTCGAGCTACTATTTCTTGTTCGTGGGTGTTACATGCAACAAATCCCCCTTCTCCCATTGTTATATGATGGGCGGGATAGAAAGAACAACTTGCAAACTCTCCGAATCCTCCGAGAGGTTGACCGTTATATGTAGAGCCTAATGCATCACAACAATCTTCTAGTAAGATAAGATTATAGTCTTTAATAATTTGCATTAGTTTTTCCATATTCGGTGGATTACCTAAAACATGAGCAAAGGTAATAACTTTTGCGCCTTTTTTAGCTTGTTCTTCTACTTGCTCGAGGTTTAAATTTAGTGTATCAATATCTATATCAACAAATAATGGTTCAAAACCTACCTGTAAAATGGGATTTATTGTGGTAGGAAATCCTGCAATAGGTGTGATAACTTTAGTACCTTTAGGGAAATTATATAAACGTTTTGATGTTAAAGCGGACATCATTATTAAGTTAGAACTACTGCCGCTATTTGTTAAAATGCCGTGAGATTTATTTAAAAGTTTTGGAAAATTATTTTCAAAGGTTATTCCTTTTTTACCTAATACCAACCAGCCTTCTAAAAGTGTTTCTATAGCTGAAATATATTCATCTCCATTAAAAAATGGGCCGGCGTATTGTACCCAATCTTTACCTGGTGTCCATTTTTTTTGTTCGGTCTGTTCTTCAACAAATTGCTTTACTAATTGTAGTATTTGTTCTTTTAACATAAAGACTATTATATAGTTGTTTTATTTTTTTGCGACATACAATAATCATAAATACCCATATCCCAGTCGCCTAAATTAGGGACATCATATTGTAGTGTAAGCCTTACAATTTCTTTTAATTTATAATGCTGTTTAATATCTTGAATTTTATATATATCATCTCGTATTTTTAATTCAACAGGTGCTGCAGCAATACTCCATTGAAAATTATTAACTGAGTTATCATAAGCTTCTTTTCCTACTATAGTGTGTCCATGAACTTTATTTGTAACATAATCTGTAACTTTCCAAAAATATTGCTTTACACCAACCCAGCGTTTATCTAACCATTGCAAATGAGCAATAAATAATTTATCGGGACTTATCGGAATAGCTTTTTTTGCCGGAGGTAAATGTAATGAGTGTCGTTGCATAGGAGGAAACGTATAACGGTTCTGATAACTGCCTATTCTATCGTTTAAAGATTTTGACCAATCTCCATCAACTCGTAATGTATTTTTACTTGCGTATTGTGTCCATTGACTATAAAAAACAGTATCTGGATTGTCATCTAAAATTTTTTCTAATTCTACTTTACTAAGTGTGCCATCTAAATATTCATCTGAGTCAAGACAAATTATTTTATTTGTGTATTTAAACGCTTCATCAAATAGTTGTTGTCGGCAATGTGTTTCAAAATGCTTATCAGGATGTTCGTCTGATTTTGGTGTTATAATTTTAATGTTATATTTCTTTTTATTGGCTTGTAAATATTCAATTGTATCATCATTAGAAAAATGATCATAAAATATGAACCCATCAGCATATTTTTGCCATATAGGTAGTAGTTCTTTTATTAAAAAACATTCACTTCTTGTTTGTGTTATTTGAATAATCATTTTTTAAAAAAGATTTTTTCGAGTTCTAATTCATTAGGTAATGGGTAAACATAATTTTTGTCAACACCTCTTTTTATTAAGACATTAAAAAAATAATAATGCCACCTATCAAAATCTTCTCGATGTTTTACATAAAAAATATTTTGATTATGTGTAAATTCTGTACATTGATCAGAGGACACATCTTTATGTATTATATGAAAAAGTGTTGGTTTTTTATTTTGCATATAAGTGTTTGTATTTTTTAAAAACGTAGTAGCATAATGAGTATCCCAATATACAACCGCATAAACATATTCTGGAAATAAATTGTGATTCTTTTTCCACCATTTCGAATTAATAGTAAAGGCATCAAACCCCGAAACCTGATAATGGCTGTTTTTAACAATTGACGCCGGATCGTTTATTTTTATTTCAAAATTTAAATCTTTTATATTATCTCCTTCTATAGCTAATCTCGATCCAACATAAGCATTAAATCCTTGGTTTTGTAAAAGTTCTTCAAAAAATTTTGTTGAAACAATAATATCAGAATTAATAAAACAAAAGTAGTCATAATTTAAATTAGCTAAGCTATCAAACATTTCTTTAACAATCGGTAAACCACGATCTCCATTGCAAATATCTTTACTTGTTTTTTTAAGACATTTAAGTGTAGTAAATCCTTCTTGTTCGCGTAAATCTTTTTCATTTGCAAATTGTAAATTGAAAAGATCAATAAAGTTAGGAAATTTTTTCTTACATTTTAATAAACTTTGTATACCAAAATTTTGTCTGCTACCATGACCAAATAAGTTTGTACCAACTGCAATTTTTTTCATAATTATTTTTTAAGTTTTTTAATAATTTGTATAACCTCTTCTTTTGTAACAAACGGAGGTTGGTTCGGGTAATGACCATGTTTTTTAAGATAGAGTTCTCTACCACCATAGACATTTTTAGCCCACTCATCAGATTTATTCGCAATAGAAGAATTATCAATAGCTCCAGGTGCTTCTGTTAAAAGTTTATGACTATCAGCTAAATCTGCAAACCACCAAAACGGGGGATGATAACCGGCTTTTATAATTCTATAAGTGTGATCAACATGTTCCCAAGCATTATAAAACTGTTCATCAATGAGACCTACTTTTTCTAAAATCTCTCTTGTAAAAAATGAGAACATAGCTACAGTATGTTCATAAAGAGCTACTTTGACATCTTTTGAATACTCAATAATTATTTTTGGATTTACATCTGAGTCTTGTTTAAGAAGATGTCTATTATGCAGATCAAATTGAATATCTTGTTTACGATTAAACGGTGATCCAGGACCGTAGTTAAAATGATGAATACCTGATAGCTTATATGCTTCAATATACTTGTTAAAAATATCTTTATCTAAAATAAGCATATCCTCTTCAATAACAAAAATATAATCACATTTTTCATTAAGAAGATATCGCATTGCTTGATTTTTAGCTTTTGCTACACCTTGTCTTTGAGGTGTCTGTTCGTGTAAGCGAACCTTTTCATTTAACTCAATACTAACATTATGTTCTTTTAACGGTTTACCATCGTTAATAATATAAAGACTATCAATATTAGTATCATCTAAAGATTTTAGAAGACCCTTCAAATAATCAGGCCTATCACAAGTTATAATTCCTACTCCAATTTTAGTACTCATTTACTGTTTGCGAAATTCTGTATAGATCAATACATTTATCCAAAATGTCTTTCTTAGGCACGGGTGTATCTAAAAGATTAATAAACTCGTGTAATGCAGTATCAATATCGATCGATACCTCGTTAAGTTCGGTTGCTGATAACTGCACGGCCTCAAAAATATTAAAATCGGTTCGAACGTGCTTTGGTTTATATTGACTGAATTTAGAAAGCATTACGTTAAGAATTTGTTCGTTGACGTTACGATCTACACAAAGACTAACAAAATTATTTTGTAATTCAGTAGAAATATGTTCTAACGCAATTTTACCGTCTAAGAGATCAGATATTTTAATTTTCTTATGTCTAGGTGTTATATTATTTTCGACCAATTCAAGAGATAGGTCATCGGTATTTAAAATAGTAAAACCTTTAACCTGATCTCTATCACCGAAGTCAAGTTCATGCGGGGAACCAAGATAGATAATTGTTTTATTGTTTTTATATTTTCTATGATCTCGGCAATGAAAGTGCCCGGTAATAACAAGTTTAGTTTTATCAAGTAAAGATTCGCTTTCAATACCATGATCGCAAACTTTATGAGCATTCATCTTAAAGTTAAGAATCTCAAAATGTCCGATAACAACATCACAAGGAGGTATTTCTTCTACGGGTACACCCCAAGGGCAAAAACAAAACACTTTACCGTTTAAATTTACGGTTTTAATTTCTTTAAACACTGTTACATTTTTATAACCGTCAAGAATAGAAATTGAATTAATATCTGATTTGTCTTTGTAATAGCAGTCGTGATTGCCAGTAATAGTAAGAATATTATAATTTTTAAGAATATCGAAAAATTCATAAGCACAATGAATAGTGTTAACACCAATTTCATGTCTATTATGAAAAATATCCCCAGCAATAATAATATCTCTTATATCCCGTAACTTAAGCTCTTTATCAAACCATTTTGCAAAATCTAAAGCTATATTATGCCAGGTTTGAGAGTTTTGATGTACACCTAGATGTATATCAGATATACAGGCTACTTTGTTTGAACTAAAATGCATTACTCGTTTTCAACGCGATACGAATCATCGTATTCAGTATCAAATTTTGAATTCTTTTGAAAAGGTATTTGACCGGATTCTGTAAGGAGAGAGTATACTTCAGTTTGATAACGATGAATTGTATCATGTTCTTTCTTTTCTTTCTTAATACGGTTTTGAAATGCCCTATAAGCAACTTTAGTAAAATATGAGAATGGGTTATATCCGGACTTACATTTGAAACGTTTACGAGTAAGTGCTGTAATCATTTTAATAATGGCATCCCCAATCATTTCTTCTTTATAAGAATAATTGATAAAGTTTTGTGCATACCCGAGACGCGTAGCAATCTTTTGAATCATATCAGCTAAGTCAGGAGGAATGTCTTTGCCACCTTCTTCGTAATAACGAATAATGAGATTTTCCATTTCAATAGGATTGACGTAGTTAGGTTTAAGTTCTTCTTTTGTACGACGAACTCTTTTCTTTTTAACTTTTGGTTCTGAATCCCATAAAGAGCTAAAATCTTCTTCATTAGGGTCGTTTTTAAAGTCCTCGTCTTTAATTTTTTTTCTACGAATCATAAGGTGTATAATATAGTAAAGTAAATAAAAATCAAGGCTCTGTTAGTTCAGTTACTGAATAAGGTATTTGCTCTCGATCATAGAGAGCAAGCCGTTCTACTACATGTTTATTTCCGTAACGGAGATTATCCCAAATGTCAAAAATTGTAGCTCGTTTTTTACTGGCGTGTTTTCTCAATGATCTACCAATTGACTGGATGATCTTAATACGAGCTTTTCCAATGGCAGCAAAAATAATGTTATGAAGATTTTTAATGTTAATACCGGTTGAGAAGATTTTTGAAATAGCAATACAAGCAACATTGTCTTGTTCTTCCATTAATTTACGAATCATTTCTCGTTCTTCAATTTCTACTGCACCATGAACAAAATGAACCGCTTTATTTGTATTTTCTTGAAGAACTCTTAGTAATTCTTCTCCGTGTGCTATTCGGTCAACCATTATAAGAGTGTTTTTATCGGCTTTATTAACAAGCTTAGTTATAATATCGTTTCTAAACTTATTAGTTTGTAACCATGTTATTTCTTCTTCGTAACCGGCTGTAGGGTTATGCATAGAGGGAATAGTGAATTGTGGAACATTGTTGTAATTTAATTTTAAAGCGGCTACATGAACTTGAGATATATACTTCTGTTCTCTTAAATCTGCAGACTGTTTAAAATAAATTACCCGTCCTATCTTCCCAAATATATTCCATTGGTCGATTTTATTGTCTGGCAGAGTTCCTGTAAGTCCGTAGCGAAATAGTGCAGGAATTTGCTCCACCACTTTATTAATTTTGTTTCCATAACGAATTTTGTGCACTTCATCTATAACAAGCAATTTTATATCTTTTAGTAAAGATAGGTCTTGTTTTTCTGAAAGTAAAATTTGTGCATTTGAAATTACTATCTTAGCATTCTTATCTGGTTCTATTGAACCAGTCCATTTAGTAATTTCTTCTTCTGTTATTCCATATTCAAGAAAATCAGAATAAGTTTGAGCTACAAGCTGAATATCAGGTACGAGTATTAAGGTTTTATAATCGTACTGAGCTTGAATTGATTTAACAAGTAAAGCTATCACTAATGTCTTACCGGCTGAAGTTGGTAGCACTATAACACCGGATTTATTTTTAATAGCTGCTAGAACTGACTCTTTTTGGTAATCTCTTGGATTAAGATTTAACTTTATAAGCTCTTCTTTTAGAGTAGGTATAGCTATAATATCTTTAAACTTATCAGTTAATTCTATATTGAACTGTATATCCTGGGTCTGTAAAAACTCTAGAATCGAAAAGAGTAGTCTGGGCTCAAATCTACCTTGCGGTGTTATAGCGTATTGTCTTGTTTGAGGTCTATAACCAATAGCATAACGACGTTTGAAGACTTGCTGTTTATCTTCAACCGAAAAATGTTCTCGAATATTAGGAAGATAGTCTGAAACTATTATACCTTTTTTGCGAGAAGTATCATAATCAAACGTTACATTTACCATTACGTAGTTTCAAGTTTGACAATCTCTATAAGATTTTTAATGTCAAACGAAATAGATCTAAAATTAGCCTCAATCTTACCCAAGTATTCAACAATAAGGTCGTGCTCAGCAATCTGGCCATCAATCTTAGCAATAACAGGGTGATTTTGTTGTGCTTGTTCTAAAGTTTTAGGGTTAAGCCCGACAGGAGATTCATGCTCGAGTTTATCAGCGATTTTTTTCTGAGCCTCTTTTCTGAGCTTTTTGAGCTTTAAAATCTCTTGTTTATGGTACATAAGACGACCGACCCAGTAGTGGCGAGTAGCTGGCAGATCCATCTGAACCTGCTTCATATTAAATTCGTCAACTGTAACGTATTTTTTAATCTCTTCATTATATTTTTCAATTAACGAAATAACTGACTGTTCTTGGTCTTCCATAGCTAGTACCTAATATAATAGCTTCTTTTACGTAGGAAACAACTTAAATAATATATATGCAATCTTTTAAGCAGTTCTTTACAGAAAAAAAAGAAAAACGCAGATTAGATCCAAAATGCTGGAAAGGTTATCGTAGATCAGGAACAAAACTTAAAGGAGATACTAGAGTAAATAAGTGTGTTAAAGTAAAATGATTAATATAGAAAAATTAGTATTGGATGTTTTAAATGAAGAAAATGTTGCTGGAGGAGCTGAATCTGTATATGGAACAGCTGGTGGGGGTAGTTCTCAGTTTTCAGGAAAAAATGTTTATGGAGATCCGGATGATGCTCGTGTACCAACAAGTTTGTTTGGTGGCAAGATCTTTCGCCGTAATATAAGTAAGGGCAGAAAGAAGCGTAAGAAAAAATAATGGATACCGGCCATTGGCTAATTAATGAAAATGTCTATCTGCACGAAAACATGTTTGGTTTTATCTATGAGATAACCAATAAAGTTAACGGCAAAAAATATATCGGTAAGAAGCAGTGTGTACGTAAAATAAAACGTAAACCACTCAAGGGTAAAACCCGTAATAGAATAGATCACAAAGAATCAGACTGGAAGACATATACTTCATCTTCTAACGAACTAAACGAAGATATACAAAAGCATGGCAAAGAAAACTTCGAGTTTCGCATCTTAAAGGTTTGTGGTTCAAAATGGGAATTAGGTTACGAAGAAATTAAAGAACAAATAGCTAGGGATGTTCTTCGGAGAGATGACTATTACAATGGTATTATTAATGTTCGTATCGGGACTCCCCCTAAGAGCCTCCTTAAATAATACATAATGGAATTGATTGACGAAAAAAAAACTTCTGGTCTTAAGCCGATATCTAGATGTTTATATTGCAACTCTCCATCCTATGGAAAGGGTTGTAAATTTGCACCTAAAGGTGTACATTTTCATCCAGATGATTCTAAAAAATGTTCTTACTGTGGTTCCCCGTCTTATGGTAAAGGTTGTAAATTAAATCCGTTTGGAGATATCCATCTCCATGGTATTGATTATAATAAAATGTTTAACGAATCTTTTAAAAATAAATTTTTAACTCAACAACTTAACAAAAACTTTACTGATTTTGAGGCTTATAAATTGGGCATTATAAATGAAAAAGGTGATAAGATTAAAGAGCCAATTACAGAGCAAGAAAAAGCTGCTTATTCCTCAGAAACTAAAACAATTCTTAAAGTTAAAAAATATCTCGGTTCAAAATTAGATCTCATAAATCAGACTGCTATTTTAGAAAATACAGCAAAACTAAACTATAATAAAGAAAACCATAAAACATTTTTAGAATATGAGCAAAAAATTAATGATATTTTTACTCAACTTCATGAAACAGCTGATAATGCTATTAAAGATGGCTTGACCCTAGAGCAAGTTCAGGCATTATTACAGTAATGCATTTTAAAGAATATCCAAAGTCTCAAGCCTGTGGTATTGATTTTTATCCGTACTTTGTGGACGCCCTTAAAGAGTCGTATGCATTTTGTAAAAAATATAAAATACCTTACTCATTCAAATCAAAAGACATTCAAAAGTTTTTTTATCATTATTGTTTGGAGAAGCTTTGTTACGGGTATCAAAAATGCAATTCAAAGTATCCTAAAGCTCTTGTTGTATATCCTCTACCAAAAGAAGTAGGATTTACGGACAAACACCTACAAAGTGTTCTCAAAGTATTGCCTGTACCTTGGGTCAAAGTTCGTCAATTTGATTCACCAGATACTGAATACGCAGTACAGAGAGCTTTAACTAATAACAAACTAATAAGCTCTAAGCTTAAAAAGTTTTTGAATAAAAATGCTCTATATAATTTTCAAAAGAAAAATAAAAAATCTAAAACTTTTTCAATGGGCACAGTTGATTTAGCTAACGGCACCCCTAATTAATGATAAAGAATTGTAAGCCCTTCGCCAAATACGCTTAGAAATTTACTGTTCCTGATTAAATAATATATATGAGTAAATTCGATGCCGTTTTAAAGAAAATAGAAGAAGCACTACCTGTAACGCCTCAACAGCAACAACAAGCTGCTGGGGTTCAACCAAATTCCGCTAATGCTACTCAGCAACAAACAAATTCTAATCAAGCAACAAATAGCCTGGTTAAAACATCAACCGGACAGGATCCTGCTAAAGTAGCACAAAATACTGGTTTCAGCTTAACAGATCCAAATACAGCTAAAGCTATGCAGGCGTTAGCAGATACTGAAACCATGGCAGATGTAACTAAAGTCCTTTCTGACTCTAATGTTCAGAAAATATTGCAAGGTTTTATTGCTAATTATAAAGTGTAATATAGTTGGCGACTAGATGGACAAAGCAATTGTCAATTTAATTAAAATACAAAACCAATTAAGAATTCTTCATTGGCAAACACTTTCTTATGCTGCCCATAAAGCTTTAGGCAATGCTTATAGCGACTTAGACGATTTAATCGACAGCTTAGTAGAAGTACATCAAGGTAAATACGGTAGAATAACTTTCGAAACACCCATCGATTTAGGTCTAGTTAATCAAGATGAAATTGATTTAGAAGACGTTCTTATTCAGTTAAATGATTATCTATCTGGTCCGTTTGCTGAAATGCACGATCCAGCTAAAGATACAGATTGTCTCAATATTAGAGACGAAATTCTTGCAGTTATTAATAAACTACGCTATCTCCTAACGCTTAAATAATAGAGCGTTATGATCGAACAAGCTTTTAATAGCTTTTATAAAGAGAGTATTAGTAAGTGCTTTGTTATAGAGCAACAAACAGGTATTATTAAACACCTTACTCATTTAGAGGAGCTTATTTTAACACGTCAAAAAGAGGGTCTCAACATAGCTATACAATTTATTAACGCGTTATCCGACTCTTTTAATAGTAATGTAGATTCTGGAGTCACTACTACTGTTAAATACGACGGCGCTCCTGCTATTATTTGTGGTTATAACCCTGAAAATAATAAGTTTTTTGTAGGTTTAAAAAGCGCAGATGCTAAAGTGCCAAAAATAGCTTATACGGTACAGGACGTGCAATTAAATTACGGTCAAAATCCCGGTTTAGCAGAAAAAATGAAACTTGCATTACTCTATTTACCAAAAGTAATAAAAGACAACATATATCAATGTGATTTTATGTTTGACAAAGCTACTCTTAAAGAAATAGAATTCCAAGGTGAAAAGCTTATAGCCTTTAAACCAAATACTGTTACCTATGCTGTAGAAGCTAATTCAGAACTCGGTAATAGAGTTAAAAATGCTCAAATTGGTGTTGTTTTTCATACGCGTTATACAGGTAAATCATTACAGGAATTATCAAAATCTGCTGACGTTAATGTATCAGAGTTCAATCAAGTACCGGAAGTTTGGTTTGATGATGCAAAATTTAAAGATGTTTCTGGTATTGCTACCTTAACCGATGACGAAAAAAGCAATATTGAAGAACTATTAAAATCTATACAAAAAACGTCTAACGTTATGGACTGGGCGTCATTACCTAGTAGTGTTTATGCTTTGATTAATATTTTTATTAACACTTTAATACGTCAATATAAATTTGTAGATGATCCGGAAGAATCATTTAATAGTTTTATAGAGTGGTATAATATAAGATTGGATAAAGAAATTAAAAAAATTGAAAACGAAAAAATTGAAATAGAAAAAAGTGATGATAGCAGAAAAGAAGCTAAAATAAAAAGAAAAGATGCTCAAATAGCAAACAAAACAGAAGCTAAAAACAAAGCCATACAATTTATTAACGCTAATAAAATGTCTATGGTAAATATTTTTAATCTTACTAAAAAAATTGCTGAAATTAAAAAGATTTTTATAAACAAATACAGTGCAGCTATTAAGACAAAACAGTTTTTAGCTCAACCTGATGGTACCCTTAAAGTTACACCGGGTGAAGGGTTTGTTGCTATCGATAAGTCAGGTAATATGGTTAAGTTGATAGATAGATTGGAATTTTCTCGTGCTAACTGGGCCGTTTCAAAGGAAGAAAAATTCAAATGATAGCTTTCAATCAATTTTTTACAGAGCAAACAAGAGATGGTAAATTGGTTATAATTTATTCTGGTAGATTTCAACCTGCCCATAAGGGTCACGCCGCGGCTTATAATGCT